ATAAGAAAATTGGCTATGAGTGGGTAGGCGATGATCAAGGCTATATCAAAATTTACGAGGAACCTAAAAAGGGATATCCATATGTTGGGGGAGGCGACACAGCTGGAGAGGGCAGCGACTGGAATACAGGCGCATTTACCGATAATACCACAGAGCAGGACGTGGCCAGCCTTCGCATTAACTTTGATGAAGATTTATATGCCCGGCAAATGTATTGCTTGGGGTGTTATTATAATGACGCCCTGATCGGAGTAGAAACGAATTACAGCACGCATCCCATGAAAGAATTAACCCGGCTGAACTATCCGAACCAATATGTCAGAGAAGAAACCCCGGATGCTTTCACCGGCAAACTGACAAAGCGGTTCGGATTCAATACAAACAAGCTTACGCGCCCGGTAGCTTTGGGGATGCTAAGAACTATCATAAGGGAACATCCCGAACGTGTAAAAGACATAGACACCCTAAACGAAATGACAACTTTTATTAAAAACGAAAAAGGCCGGCCAGAAGCCGCGGAGGGATTTCATGATGATTGCGTAATGGCCAGGGCGATTAACTGTTATATAGCTGGCCAGCAGCGAAAAACAATTCAAATCGACAATAAGCCTCTCGACTGGTCTAGGCTGCCTGAGGACTTGCGCGAGGATTACATGAACGCCACGCCCGAGCAGCAGGCGTACTTACTAAAGAAGTGGGGAATGGGGTGAGTAAATGGGCCTCTTCACGAAAATAAAAGAACGATTTCAAAAGCGGGGTGAAACCGTGGCCGAATCAGCCAAGTTGAAAGAATGGCAAGATAAACTGACAAACGCCCTCAATGACTGGGATTTGTCAAAATTCGATGATTTGGAATATCTATACCTGGGCACCCATGAAGTATACCCGAACATAAACTCAACCAGCGGTCCGGCGACTCGCAATAAAGCCAATAACGTCCAAAATATCTGTTATGAGTTCATTGAAAGCCAGGTTGATTCCAATATCCCGCAGCCGGCAGTAACGAGCAAGATTGACGGCTACGACGAGCAGGCACAGATGATTGAGGACAGCCTTAAAAACGATCTGATGGAGTCTGATATCAATGAAATAAACGACGAAAACGAGCGCAATACACCGGTGTGTGGGCACTCAGTTATCCTGGTGGATTGGGATAGCGATTTCAAGCACCCCTTATACATTGGCCGGCAGATATTACGCGGATTGCACCCCAAGCAATTGGTGCCGCAGTCCAACATATGGAAGGCGCAGGAGATGGATCACCTGTTCATCCTATCCAGCGTCACCCGGGCCTATTGCAAACGGCGGTATGGGGTGGACGTGCCGGACGACGGCGAGGAATACCCCGAAATCAACAGACTGTCTGGTGACGGCTACAGCACCGGCAACGAAAAGGATAAGGTGACTGAGGTGGTTTGCTGGTACAGGGACAAGGACGGCGACGTGGGCCGCTTTGTATGGGCTAATGATACCATTTTAGAGGACACGCCCAAATATTTCTACCGCCGGCCAACTGTTTGCATCGAGTGCGGTGGGGCCATAGACCCGGACGGCATATGCATCCAGTGCGGGGGAACCAAGTTTGAACGCAAAATTGCAAAAACTGAAAAACTGGCCGAAGATGTGATGCTGCCCGACGGCACAACTATACCAGCAGGAACTGAAGTGCCCTATTTTGCCCCGCAACGGTTCCCGGTGGTCATACGCCGAAACGTGCCTAAGAACTTTACCTTCGGCGGACAGAGCGATATAGAGGTAATAAAAGATCAGGCCGACGCGATTAAGAAAGTGGTTTCTTCTGTTGAAGAAAAGATCATTCGCGGCGGGGCGATTGTTAAGGCTTTAACCGGGCATAATTTTACGCTGACCAACGAGTTATATCAAATTGTGAGAGGAACAGCCGAACAACTGCAAATGCTGGGGATACAAAGCCTAAGCGCCGACATACAGGCAGAGCTTTCTTTTGCTCAAGAGCAGTACCAATCAGCCAAAAACACTTTGGGGATAACAAACTCCTTCCAGGGACAGCCGGACAACACGGCGCAGAGCGGCAGGGCCAAAGAAATCCAGGTACAACAGGCGACGGGACGGCTTCAATCCAAGGTTACGAATAAATATACGGCCTTCAAAGAAATGTTTGAAATCATGTTTGAGATGAAACTGGCCTTTTGCGATGAGCCCCGGCCGTACGTCCGGCAGAAAGAGGACGGCACCCGCGAGTACGGGCAATTTAATAAATACGCCTTTTTAGTGCAAGACTCAAGCGGCGAATGGTACTACAACACAGATTTTATATTCACCGCGGACGCCGGGGCAGGATTGCCAAAGGATAAAATGTTTATTCTCGACAAAGCGGAGAAATTCCTACAAACACGGGCTTTTGAGACTTCGCCGGCCAATCTCCGGTTCTGGAGCATCGTAGAGCAATTACATTATCCTGGAGCTGGGGAGATAAAAAAACAGATGCAGGAAGAAATAGAGGCGGCAAAGAACCAGCCGCCCCCCGAGCAACCACAGCCGCAGCCCCAGGGGCCGCAGATACCGCCCGAGATACAGCAAATCATACAGCAGATGTTGAGCCTGCCGCCAGAACAAGCGCAGGCTCTTTTTGATGGCCTGGCTCCAGATGTTCAGCAGGTGGTGGCGCAGACATTAGAGCAGATGAAGCAGGCGGAGCAAGCGCAGATGGGAGGGAGCCCCGGCGCCCAAATGTAAAGGCG